AAGAAAAGACATAAATGCGTTAGCTGCACCTCTTACAGATGTATCTACACTCCCTTGTGGGTTGGTGTTTTCACTCATTTTCTCACCTTACAGGTTGTTAAAAAAACTTAATCCTCTTTTTCTCGATTTCGCCATCGTGTGCGATTGATCGGATTGAGGCTTCAAAATCTTCTATGGCTCGAAGTTTGACTAAGGCTTTTTCTCTGCCTTCTACATCATCCTCGTTTGAGCCAAATATATATGACTTATAAACCTCTTTCTGAGCTTCTAGTAGCTCTAGAAAGAATTCGTCTTGTAAAAACTGTTTTGCTCTATCTACTTTGTTCATCCAGGTATCCTGACATCACCAGTTAATTTTGCACCAACTTGGGCTGCTTTTAACTGCGCTTCTGCTTGGAACTCTGCTGTCTTGAGTTCTAGGTTAGCTGCTGCCTTCTCTCTTTCGAGTTGGATTTGGGCTTGTGCTTTTGCTTTAGCGATTTCGATGTCGTTTAATGCCTTGGCACGATCTACTTCGATCTGTGCTTGTGTCTGTGCCATTAGCGCATCCATCGCTGGATTAGGCATTGGCTGTTGGGGTTGTGGCTGAGAGAGCATTTGGTCAAGCTCTGGAGGAATCTCTTTGAAGAACTCCATTGAGTCTTTGTACCCTGCTGCCTCGATAAACTTACCAAGTGTATTGCGATACTGACCCACAGATACTAACGGATTAGCAAAGCCTTGCGTTGTCAAGATTTGCTCTTGTTTTTGCATAACCATTGCTGCCATTGCCATCTTTTGATCTTGGCTACCAGTTCCTAAACCAACATTGACTGTTACATCGTAGTTGTTCTTCCACTCTCTTGGGTCAATAGAGATATATTTGCCTCGTAAACGAATGACCCTTGGTTTGTCTTGATACTTTAGGATCAAGTGGAAAATACCTGCGAATAAGTCTTTTACCCCTGTATCTGCAAAGATTCTAGCAATCATCTCTATCCGACCAGAGCCTGCTTGTTGCATCGCTGCAATCGCTGTGGCTGTGGTGTTTTGTAGAATATTAGGATCAATTCCTTGGCTTGTAGAAGTAACTCCTGATCGCTTCTGTAGAACTTGATCCATGTAATCCAACATGGGGAACGACTGTGCTGCTGTTGCCGGTACAGATAATGGTTGAACTGCGCCTTGAGACTTAATCCGCACTACACCGCCAGGCGATGAGGTTAATAAATCATCTAGGTTTACTTGTCCATCTAGGGCTGTAACCCTAGGCATATTGGTTAAATACAGGTTATCTAGGATCTGACGAGTAATCGTAGACTTGATAAGTTGTATGTCCATTGCTCGATCTGCGAGACTCTGACCAAAGAATTTATGTGGCATAGGAATCGGGCAGATGCTTGCAAAAGGAATGTGATCTGTTTCCTCGTTGTCAATAATCTGATCGCCTGCATAGACTACCTTGCGGAGTTCTGCAATTCCATCACCATCAAAGTCGGTACGAATATAACACTCGAACAACTCTACTTCTTGCATCGTAAAGTCTAGGCTTTGTGTCTCGTCTGGCATCTCGCCTGCACTATACCTTGCTACTCTCTCTGGAGTGTAAGTAAGATCGTTGTACGCTGGCATCTTGTCCACTTTGTCTTGTGGATAACCCATTGCGATTAAGTCTGATCGTGTCTTGACTGTCCGATGTGCAACAAATCGTGCATTCTTGATGCTTTTGTCTCGCTTGGCGATTAAGAACTCCTCAGGAGGAACATTCTCTATACAGACCTTGCCGACTTCTTTTTTCTTCTTGATGACTACATTGTAAGAAAGGATAGGCATACCCATTGGGTCTATGCCGACTTCCTCGGTCTCTTGGCTGATTAACTCCATCTCGCCATCCGCAAACAGAAGTGTTAATTCTTCTGCATTTAATCCTTTGTATTCTTCCTTGGTAGGATCTTCGCTATCCTCCCACCAATACTTAACGATTCCATTCTTCTGTAGAAGTGCATCCTTCATCCAGTTGTGTAGGATGATGACACCATCGTTATCGTTGAAAAACACATAATTTGTAAGCTCGGTAGCTTGCTTGGCAGACTCCTCATCTCCTGGCATCCTTGGCTCAAATCGACCTAATTCGTCTGATCCGGCAAAGATACGCATTAACTGAGGTAAAGCACCATCTACGACCTCGGCTACTTCGCCTGTAACGATCTTAGAACGACCATCTACCTCGTTCCCATACTCGTAACGATTGTAGTAGTTAATCGCCTTTGTGCGTTGCTCTACTGTCTCGGTCTCTACATAGCCGATAGCATCGTCTATCTCTGCTTCGAGAATGACCTTTAGTTTTTGTTCATCCATTTATACGATCCATGAAGTTTTTACTGTTATCGGTTGCGACCAAGTAGTGTTTTGTTCCATTCCTAAAGCTAGATAACGAAAGCTGTCGCTGCCATGACTTGCCCAATCGTGCATAGGTTTGTCGAAAAAGACATTACGCTTTTCATCGTAATCGCGCCTATAGTTCCTAAGACAGTCTAGCCCTTGTTTGACTTGTGGCATATTAAACCAACATCTCGGTAGGAGTCTACGAACTGCTTGAATCCCATCATCTACAGAAAGTCTTGGCAGAACCCGAACATCTAGTCCAGCTTCTCTCAACACTTCCAATCTGCTCTTGCCTGTGCCTAGCTCTCTTACTTCTACATCGTGTGGTAGGAGTTGTTCTGCTTTCTCCCACTTGTTATCTTTTAGCCAATTGACATACCAATCTAAACCTTGACCATGATTTTCTACATAATCCATGATTCTTACTTCTTGCCCTGTTACTTGGGCTACAAATAATGCTGTGCTATCTCCCATCCCAAGATCCCAGGCTACATAAGTTCTACAGAGATCATCTCGGTCTATATGGCACATCCGACCTTTTTCTTCTAGATCGTTGATGAGTTTTCCATAATAGCTTCCTTCCACAGCAGCAGAAAATGAACACTCGAACTCTTGGTTGTATTTATCGTCTCCCATTTCTTTTCTGGCAGACCATAACTCTTGTTCATCTAGTAACTTTGTTTCGCTTGCCTTGAACTGTAGTGCTGCCCATCCTTCTTCTTTACTTGCTCTGTCGAATAAATCCTTGAAGTGGTTGTTTCCCTTCGGAGTCCCAATAAACAAGCACGACCCTTTTCTGTCTGCAAGAGCCGGTCTAATGATCTCGTTCCAAATTTTAGGATTCTGATCGCCAATTTCGTCTAACACTACAGAGTCGAAATATTGCCCTCGGAGTGAGTCTGGGTTATCTGATCCGTAGAGTTGGATTCTCCTTCCGTAAAAATCTACTCTTAATTCCGCAATATTGGCTGTTGCTTCTAGTGGTCTTACAAACTCTGTAAGGTAATCCCAAGCTACTCTTTTAGCCTGGCTATATGTCGGTGCGATATACGCATAACGAGGATTAGGCTTGTCGTTTTTCATAGCACTCTTAATAAGATGATTGAGTGCTGCGACTGTTTTTCCCATCCTGCGGTGCGCCACACCAACTACAAAGCGATGTTTGTCCAACGCATCGTGAATTAACTTTTGCGGTTCTCTTGGCTTGTAGGGTATGGTAACTACTCTAACCACTTGACACCGACTTCACCAGAATGTTCTACAGTGCTTGTTTCTTTCCATTGTGCTCTAGTCTTTAGCCAAAATATAGCTGCTGCTGTATTGCCATTCTTAGCCTGCTGGAATAATGTTTGACCAATAGATGCATTAGCATCTACTCGACCATCCTCTAAATCTTTCTTGTAGTGCTTGACTAATGTGTCATCGGATATGTCTAGCTTGTTCGCTATATCTACATATTTGATGCCTACAGCACTTAGGCTTCGGACTAATTTTCTACTTTCTTCGGTTGGGATATGTTCTACACCTTGCATATCAAGCCTTTTCTAACTCCGAAAGTTTTACAAGTTCTGCCTTTTTGCCTGTGAAGTCTTCCCATCGCTTAACTATGACATCACAGTATTTTGGATCTAGCTCCATTAAGCAAGCTACTCTTCCCATTTTTTCACAAGCAATCATAGTTGTTCCTGAGCCACCAAATAGGTCTAAAACAATATTGCCTGGTTTACTGCTATTAGTTAAAGCCCTTTCAACAAGCTCAACAGGTTTCATAGTGGGATGTAATTCAGAATTAGAAGGTCTTTTAATCTCCCAAACATCGGTTTCTGTTCTGTCTTCCACCCTTAACCTGTCAGAAATACCATCTTTCCAACCATAAAGGATTGTTTCATGGCGAGAATGGTAGTCTTTTGCACTTAATACCAATCTGTCTTTAACCCAAACGATGAAACTTGCCCACTTACCACCAAGTTTTTCAAAAGTTAATTGCATGTGTCCAAGTTCTTTATCAGACATAGCAATATAAATATTTCCATGACAATAAGTCAATAAAGCAGTTATGTAATCATTTACAAAATCATCCCAATCATGGTCGCTCATTTTGTCATTCATGATTTGACGCGATTTATGTCTTGGATTATTAGAATTTCCGTAATCTACATTGTATGGAGGATCAGTAAAAACCATATCTGACATTTTTCCATCAAGCAATTTTTCTATTTGCTCTAAATTTGTGCTATCCCCACACATCAATCTGTGGTTGCCAAGAATGTAGATGTCCCCTAGCTTTGTCTTTGGCTCTACAGGAGTCTCAGGAACAGCATCTTCGTCTGTTAATCCTTCTGTTTCTTCTACAGGATTTAATAGTTCATCTAGCTCATCAGGATCAAAACCTAACAATGAAAGGTCTATATCGTCTTTTAAGTCTTGCAACTCTAGCGAAAGCATAGATGTATCCCACCCTGAATTGAGTGCGATTCTATTGTCTGCTAGGACATAAGCCTTTCGTTGTGCTTCTGTAAGATGATCTAGTTCTACAACAGGCACTTTATCCATGCCTAGTTTTCTTGCTGCCATGAGCCTTCCATGACCAGCGATGATTGAACCTTCTTTATCTACAAGAACAGGGTTATTGAACCCAAACTCTTTAATAGATCCTGCTATCTGCGCCACTTGCTCATCTGAGTGTGTTCTTGCATTTTTAGCATAAGGAATCAGTTTGTCTACTGATTGCCATTTAATTTCTTTTGCGCCTAACATTCCATGCCTTCCAGGTTGATGGTTGATGTTAAAGGTTTATATTCTACAGTATTTTTACCACTTCACCTTGTCCGACCAATAAGCAGCACTCATCTTGCCTTTAGCGATGTTGCTTGCATGACGAGCTTTGAATGACTTTCTACGAGCTTTGTCTGCCTTGCTTTCACCTTCCTTGGCAGGGCTACCGCTTACACCTTGCTGACCAAATCGTATGGTCTTTACCTTATCGCCTTCTTTTGCGACTACCACATGGCTTTTAGTAGGGTGATTCGGTGTGCGCTTTGGTTTATTGAAGCCAGCAACTCCCATCCGTTCTAGGATGCCTGCTGCCTCTCGGACTTTCATTTTTTCTTGACCTTAGTGGGCTTATTCTTGTAGCCTGTGTCCTCTTTGGTCATTTTCTTAGCGACAGACTGTGGGATTCCCAATTGCTTAGATAAGCCTTTATTGCCTGCTACTGCATACATCAATTTAGCTTGTGCTTTAGATTTGAATGGCATTAGTAACCTTTCTTGGGCTTCTTAGCAGGCTTGGTTGATTTAGCTGGTTTCTTCTTATACATTTTCATCGTATAGATCCTTTAGGTCGTATTTACACCACAACAGAGGAGCTTCTTCTCCTTCTGCCATGCCTCTTGCAATATGTTGTTGTATAGAAACAACAGTAGCACCTAGTGTGCTAAGTCCATCCACCATATTTGGATAGGTTCTGTTTTTAAATCGTTCTGCGTTGGCTTTACTTGCCTCGGTCTCTCCGTTGGCATCGTAGCCATTGGAATCGTGGTCTAGGGCGATAAAAGTTCCATCCTTGTATCCAATCGGCAGACCGACTGATTCGAGTCTCTTAGCGAGGTCTGTGTCCTCGTAACCCCATCCCCAATAAGTATTGGAGTATCCGTTACAAGCCTCAAAATGCCACTTCCGCATTAGGGCTACTGCTGCCAATCCGTATCTTTGCGCGATTACTGCTCTGTCTGTTCCATGCCCTACTGGTCGTTTATCTAGTCCATACCAAACAATCCGGCTAGGCAGGTTGGGTTCGCTGTAGTCTGCCCACATGGGTAGATAATCTACATCGTGGAAACAAACATAATCAATCATGCCTGCACAAGCTGCGTAAGCGTGATTGACTATTGCGCCTTTATTAAAAGGTAGATCGTCTGCTTGTTCGGCTAGAACAAATAGAGGTTCTATGTCGGTATTTCTACGAAAGAATGAGACTGTATGAGGAAGCATCTTTTTTAGATGCTCCTCTCGATTTCTATAGGGGATTATGATCCCTAATCTCAAGATTTCTTTTTGTAAGGTTTAGCAGTTTTAGCTGCTTGTTTAAAAGCCTTGGCTGTTGGTGCGCCTGGTGTGCCTGGCTTACGCATCTTCTCGCCTGATCCTTCGGCTATCCGCTTACGCTTTGCTGCGATATTACTGTAGAGACCTTGTTTCAATCTTCTTCCCCTTCCATTTCTTCGCCTATGGCTTCCCAAGCCATACAGCCTCGTTCACCTTTGCAGACAAAGTCAAATATAGCACAATGTCCCATGTCTTTGGGAACACCGCACTTGGTCATTTCTTCGCCTGTTTCGTAGTATTCGCAGGCTTTACATTTACCTTCGCCATCTTGACGATCACCATAATCGGCTGTCAGGACTGCTTTTTTCATGTTGCCTTTGTTAATATCGGCATCCATTGTAGATAATGGGCAAGATTCGGTATCGGACTCTAGTAGACCGCCCTCTTTCTTTTCAGCCATCTTAGGTTCTTTTCCTAAGAGACCAATCATTATTGACATACCTTTTTCTTTCATATCGCACCCAGAAAAAAAGCCCTATTGCTAGGGCTGTAAAGAAGAATCACTAAATTTTGGGTGCAATGACCCAAGCAAATTATAAAGCATTTTTTGACTGCCTACAATGAAAACAGATAAATCGTTCATTCATCCCAAGATTGTATATTTGAAAAATCCCATTCTTTGTTGTTTTCTTTAGGCTGCACTTTGAGCAAACTCTCGTAGTGATTACTTTTGGCTCTCTTGTCGAGTTCGTCTTGGAGTCGTTTCTTAGCATGAATAAGGTCTGTCTCTAATCTATTTGTAGATTTTCTTAGGTGATGGGCTAGTTGATTCTGACTAGCATAAGGATGGCTCACATACCGAGCCTTTAGTATCTTTCTGAGTTCTAAGGGTAAACCCTTAATTGCTTGTTCTATCTTTTCTCCATCTTGATGGTCTGGCTCGTAGTGTGGTTCTTCTGGTGCGTATAAATTGCCAAGCTCAGGAATGTAATTTTTCTCGAATGACCGGCAAGTCGTATCGGGCTGAGGAGACACAACTCCCCAAGAAACATACCATGCCCAGTTACGCAAACGATCTTCAAGACCCATCAATAATTTCCGTAATATATAAACTGTATAATTGTAAACAAATTTTCTGTATTATTTCAATGTCTTAACTACTTGTAGAGATCATGGGAACAACAAATCGTAATGGTCAGGGGTATTATCTTACAGATGAGGAATTTATTGCCAAATGGAAGGAGAATCCTAGCCCTACCTTGATGGCACAGGCTAGTGGATTTAGTGTCCGAGCTGTTCAGAATAGGCGCAGAAACATAGAAATCCGACACAAAATAGAATTACCTACAACTGTAGATTTAATGAAAGAGTTTAACGAGAAACAAAAACAAGAAAAATTAGCAAGACAAGAAGCACATAAAGCCAAGTTAGAAGAAGCACCAGTTAATGTAAGAAGGGGGATTGATCTTGATAAAGGTCGTATTATTGTTTTTAGCGATGCCCATTTTTATCCTGATGACACTACTACAGCTT